GCGGTACCAACGGATGTATGCCCACCCCATCCAGCCTTTGACGACGGCAGGGCGCGCAATTTTGCTGCAAGTTGGGTCACTTTGGCCAAAGCACGATCTATGGACTCTGCGCTGATGTCTGGCGTTACATCCGTGTCCGACAACACCTGAAGCGCAGATCCCAATTCTTGCGCCGCGTCTTCACCGCTGGTCAACTCAGCTTCAACCAACGCCAGATCAGAAATTTTGGCGTCTAGCTGCGCCTTCGTTTTTTGATACTCTGGGCTGCCCAAATCATAGCCAGTCGGCGCTGGACCAAGGGCCGCAAGCTGAGACGTCAGCACCGCGATTTCAGCGCCCAGTTCCGAAACGAACTGGCGTAAATCCCCCAGCCGCTCGGTGGTTGGCAAGTCTTTTTCACCAGCGAATTTTTGCACTGTGCGTGATGCGTCGCGAATACCATCGGTCCTCGGTAACATAGCCTCAGGCACTGGCGGCGGTCGTCCATGGAACCACTTGAATGTCGTTTCATATCCCGCCACTAAATGACTGATACCTGGGACGGTTCTAAACAAGCCGTCCATTGCACGCTGATTGTCTGCTTGAAACTCCGCCAACGCGTCAGGGTTTTCGGGCAGGTTGCGCATTGCCATAAACGTCATTGCACCGGCGGACAAAGCCCCCCACCGGACCGCTGACAGGCTCCGGGTCATCGCTGCAGACTGGCGGCCGACATGTGTGGACAGTCGGGTGATTTCTGTCGACGCATTCTTGCGGAACCCGGAAAACCTAGCCAGTGCCGGAGCAAAGACTGGCAACAACGAGGCCGTCCACACCAAGGGCTTTATCAGTGTCGACAATGCAAACTTGCCGCCAGTCAGCAACGTCCACGGGATACGCGGCACCAGTTTGGCAACCCACCGAACCGGCGTCAAAAGCCCCTTCAGGGCAAACTTGCCACCCGCCAAAATGGCCCAGGGCACACGAGACACCAGCGAGGCGACCCAACGCACCGGCGTTAACAATCCGGACAATGCAAACTTGCCACCAGCCAGCAACAACCAGGGAACAAAGGAAACCAGTTTAGCGCCCCATTTCACCGGTGTTAGCAGGCTGGACAATCGAAACTTTGGCAGTTTAGCAAGCCCCAGGAACCGAGCCGCGAGCCCTCCGATGCCGCCTCCCGCAAATAAGGCACGCGCGCCCAGGCCAACAAGTCCAAAGCGGAGAACGGCCATGGTGCCGATCAAACCGGCTGCCGCGGTCAACAAGGCGCCGCCAGCAACCGCCATGGCGCCCAGAGCAAGCCCGCCAGTCACCAATGTCTTGGTCAGTTTTGGGTTGGCCTTGGTCCAGGTCACCGCATGATCGATCATCACCTGGGCTTTGGTCACAAGCTCATTCAAAGGTGGCAGCACCACCTCGCCGATACTGATCCCCAAACGAGCTGTCTGGTTGCGTAACAGCTGCAGATTGTTGGCCGTGGTCTTGGCCCGCTCACCATATTCCGCCTCGGCACTGCCGAGGTAGTCGCGCTGGTCCGCCACCATGCCCAGCATTTGCGGCATCAACTCCATGTTATTGATCAGCTTGGTCAACTCGCGCGCCTCATCGCCAAACAGATCCGACATGACCGAGGACTGCAGGTGTTTGGGCAACTCGTTCAGGCGCTGCAGCACATCCATGGTGGTGCCAACGGCATCCGTCTGCATATTCTTTGACACAGCCACCGCATCCAGCCCCAATCGGGCATAGGCAGATGACTGGCGTTTGGTGGCGCTTTCGCCCTTGGTTAGCGCCCGGCCCATATTGCGGAAAGACGTCGCCGCAGTATCGGCCCCAGCCCCGGCCGCAATCATCGCCGCACCAATCGCCAGCGTCGACGTGCTGTCAAATCCAAATTTCGCACCATCCCCCCCTGCCCTGTTCAGGAAATTCAGGGTTTGATCCGCCCGCGCAGCCGAGTTGTTGGACAGGTGGTTCATCGCATCAAACAGCGAACTGGTCTGATCCAGATCCAGGTTCATCGCTGTTTTGATCTTGGCCATGGCAGCGCCCGACTGATCAGCCGAGATGTCAAAGGCAACACCGATCTTGGCAGCCAATTCAGCAAACCGGGTCAGTTCTTCGTTTGCAATGCCAGACTGACCACCAGCGGCAACAATGGCAGCCAATTCGGCAGCGGTCATAGGGATAGTGGTCGACAGTTCCAGAATATCTTCTGACATCTGGCCAAAGGCCTCGGGGCTTTTAAAATCCACCACCTTGCGCACATCCGACATGGCGCTTTCAAATTCAATCGCCTCGGCAATGGGCGCTGATGCGCCGCGCAGAATACGGCGACCGGTCATCATGGATGCCGATCCAACAAAGCTCACGTTTGCGGCACGGGCCAGCGAGCGATCCATGCGCTCGCGCCCTTTTGTGATCTGGTCCTGCATTTGCGCCAGCCGCCGCATCCGCTCGATCTGGCGATTGAACGGGCCAGCCGCTGCATCCAGTTTGCGCGACAGGCGATCCTGCTCAGCCGCCAGATCACCGGTGTTGATTTTGGCCGAGTGCATTTGCTTTTGCAGGCTGTGCAGGGTGCTGCGGTTTTTGCGGTGCCTATCCTCCAAACGCTGCGCTGCCGTGCGGGCGCGGTCGAATTCCCGGCGCATCTGCGCGGTTGGGGTCTTGGTTGCCAGAAGTGCTTTTTTCAACTGGTGAACTTGGTTTTGGGCCTGGCTCAAAGCCTCGGCAGATTTGTCCACCACCTGCCGCTGTTTGCGGAAATCTTCGATCAGACGCAGGGGCCCGCGCAGATGCTGCAGTTTGCCCAGATCACGGCGTGCATTATCGGCAAAGCGTCCGGTGACCCGGCCCATGCCTTTGATGATAGAGCTGTATTGATCAATCGCCTTGATCTTCAACTGTGTGGTGATGGATTTGTTCGCCATGGTTGCACGTCGCCTTGAGATTTCGCGTGAAAGTGCCTATAGTTCAGGCATGGATATTTTTTCGATGCTGTTTGCCCTGGTGATGATCGCCGCCGCGATTGCGGCGACGGTCTTGGTTGGGATTTATGCGGGCGGCATTTGGGGGGCACTTGCCTTTGCCGCGTTGATCTGGGGGCTGTACAAGATGGCGACACATCAAAGCGGGCCGGACCGGCCGATGCGGTCTGACAGCCTTAATGCGTTTCAGGCACCTTTGTCTGACGACTAAGCCGGGCCTTGCGGCCTGGACTTTTTCATCAATTCAATTGCCGTCTTTTGCCACTTGATGAACTCGCGGATTTTCATCCGGCGCAGGTCGCTGGTGCTCTCATTCAGCTCACGCGCCACCATCGCAATCGCAAACCGCAGATCGTCTGCGGTTACGCCGCCTCGCCGTTTCCCGGGTCTTTACCCTCGACAAAGCCCAGGATGTTAGCGACGGTCGTATTGACGGCCTCGGTATCACTGTCCTTGATTTTGCCTGCTGCAGCCTCGGAAACACCAGCCAGGCGCGAGATCCAGAACCGCATGGCCAACATGGATTCCAGTTCTGTTGGCTCTTCCGGGTTCGCCATCTCATCCCTGAACTCAATAAAGGCCAGCTGGGCATCCAGATCCGGTTCATCAAACGACAGCTCGGATATGGTTTCATCGCCCAACGTGATTGACCGCTTCAGCGTCACCACAATGGGCAGTTTTAAATCATCCATGTCAGCCCCCTTAAATCAGCAGCGCGGCGCGGATGTCGTCGGTCTGACTGACACTGCCGATGGTGACATTGTAATCATCCGCCTCGATCATTTCTTTTCCGGCGATTTCCAACTTCATATAGTCCCAGGCAAAGGTGTAATCCGTCTCGGCTTTGTCGCCGGATTTCCAATTGCCAAAATCGACTTCCTTCAGCATTCCACGCAGATAAGCTGTGGCGTTGTTGACGATGCCGTCTTCATCGACCAGGGCACCTGTGACCATCAACGTGTCCTCAGTGCCCTGCATGCCATTGATCGCAGAGATTGTTGCCGGGTCTAGCGCTGTCATTTTGAACTTGGCGTTTTCGCGCTCATAGCCCATCCGGATTTCGCGTTCCATCACCATGCCGGCGTTGCGCATCTTCTCGGTTTTGACCTTGAACGGTGGGATTGTCATCTCAGAAGCTTGGCCGACTTTGAGGTCTTCATTGAACCAAAGTGCGCAGTTTCGCACGATGAATGCGGGGGTGGATTTCATGGTTTTTCTCCTGAACAGAAGGGCGGCCGCCAAATTGGCGGCCCGCTAGGTGAATGTCTGGGGGGCTGGGTTTAGGCGGCGGCTTTCAGCGCGTCCTTGGTCAGATCCAGGTAATAGCTGATGTTGCGGTGGGCCAGGATGCCGATGTCTTCCATTGGCGCAGGCGGTTCAAAATCCATCGACAGCCGGATCTTGCCCGCTGCCATTTCCGTTGGTTCATTCTTGGTCTCATCGATCCAGACCTTGCCGCCAATAATGGCGCCACTGGCCTTGAACGTGCGCATCGCGGCATTGCCGCTTTCCAGCATGAACTTCACATTGGCCACCGAGAACGGCTTATCGACAAACTCCAGATAGGATTTTTCCATCGCCTCGTTGATAAAATCAGCCGTGCGCCGCACCGACAGGAACCGCCACAGATCCTTGTCCGTGGCTGATCGGTTGCCCCAGGTGATAAACCCGGAGCCCATGTTGATGATGGTGCCAACGTGGCTTTCGTTCAGGTAATTGGCGTGGGTTCCATAGGTGACCGGCCGGGACGCGCCAACAATGCCGTTGATCGCCTTGTTGGACAGCGAATGCCAAAAGCCTTTTTCCAGATCAACACGCGCCTGAACCCCGGCAAACCGGGCCGAGGCAGGCCGCGCGACATTGGCATCTGCCACGGTGTCCCAGACCAGCACCTTGGGATCGACCACATAGACACGATCAGAGTTGATCAGCTGGCGATAAAGAATGGCCGTGGCATCATCGGTGTCCGGACCATCGGCAAAGGCAACCGCCTTCAGCTCTTCCAGAATTCCGACCAATTCAGCCACCACTGGGTTGGCAGTCAACCCATCCCCCGAGGTAAAGCCCGGCACCGCAATCAGGCGCGGTTTGATGCCCAGCATCGGTTCTGATTTCAGCAGCGCATGCACCCCGGTGCGCGCCGTGGCATCGCCAACCAGGTTCGACAGGGTGGCAGCAGCATCAATACCTTCCTCCACCCGGACAACCACAGTGTAGGAATGGACCTGATCAAACACATCGCCCACCGCATCCTTCAGGGTGCCGGTATCCCCCAGCGCCGCCGCCTCGGTTGGATCCCCCTTCAGCAACACGGGCGTGTTCAGCGGGAATTTGGCCGCATCGGCAGCGGGCGCTGTTCCCAACAGACCAATAACGGCCGTCTGGGCAATCTGCACCAAGATCGGGGTTTCATCGGATTCCGCAACACGGGAGCCGTGGTGAAAGTTTAAGAAGCTCATTGCCTTCTCCTTTGCAAAAGAAAACCCGGCACAGGGCCGGGGAGTTCCGGCTCAAGCCGGTCGTTTGGTTGTTGTGGAATGCTAAAAATGATCGATGGCTGCTTGCGCCTCAGCTGGCAAATCAGGCCAGGCCGCATCATCCCGGAAAACCGCACCTGGATCTTCGGCCAACAGGCTCACTTGACGACGCATTGTCTCCACCCATCCAATCGCTGCACTTGCACCCGCAAGGGTCAGCAAATCGTCTGCGGTACGGTCTTCATGCGCTGTTGCGGCAATTCTCGCTGTTGCGGCCGTCAAGTTCAGCTGCGTTTCAGCCGACGCAATTGCGTAGATCCGACGACGGCATTCAACATTCACAGCCTTGCGACGCGCATCAACCAACGCGATATTAATCGATGCCTCAGGAAATCCGGCCACACGGGCCTGATCCGCCGTTACACCATGCAGGGTCTTGCCTGCGTTCGTAACACTCAAGTTCATTTTGGGTTTCCTTTAGAGCGATGACAGGCTGCAGCCTGCCAGTTTTGGGATGGCGGCAGGATCACTTGCTGCCGCAGCACCGGTAATCCAACGGCCGGGCATTTCCGCAGGTGTGATCACTCCGGAAACCGAAAGAGACCCAACTGTTTGCAGCGACAGAACTGTTTGGGTGCTTCCAGCGGGCAAAATGATTTCACTTTCCCGCAGCGAAAGAGACGCACCCGAGCCAATAACAAACATAGCATTTGCCCCTGTCACTGCTGCATCCGGTGGGGCCGCTTCCAGCTTGATCGAATTCATCAAGAGTGTATTGGCGGAGTATCGCATCCGAAATTGGGCTGGTACATCTGCAGCGTTCGTCGCCACTGCAGCAAATTTCAAAGTGACTTGGTTTTCGGTATCATAAGACCTCAACTGATACCGGCCATAATTGAAATCTATCGCTTCAGTTTCGGTGTAATTCGATAGAAAGAACAAGGAAGTGGTGCCGAACTCAGCCTCCAGCTCTAGGGCCTGTTTCACACTGGCGACAGGTGATCCAATGGAGCCATTGTTCGCGTCATCACCAGAAATTTGATCAATGAACAGATTTTGAGCCGTAACCGATCTAAGGTCTTCAGCAAGATCGTTATAGTCGTTCTTTGCGTCCTGCACCTGGTCGTCCCAGGTCCCCTTCTGACCCTCAAAATAGGCCTTTAGGGCCGTATTCGATCCGATCAGATTTGTAATTTGTTGCGCGCTTGTTGTCATTCTTCATCTCCTAAGGATCAGATCAACTGCAAAGAACGGATCGCATCCGCCTGCAGCAACTGTTCGAGTTGTAAGTTTGCGAGTGCTGTGCCGGTTTGAACCGCCAGGTCAAAAACCCCGTCGTCGGGCGCATTCACGATCACAAGCCCCTCGCCCACTTCGGTGAAGCTCAGCACGTGATCGACCAGGTAGGTGATTGCACCAGTCTGGCGCGGCACCACGTCGTTGCCCGCCCAAAGCACAATCAAATCGCCATCAGCATCAAAGAACCCGATTTCGCGCACACCAAATGCTGTCGTTTCCGGGCCAAATTCGGCCTTGACGCGCCAGGAATTGGCATCTGCCAAGTGTCGCGTTTTAATTGCCTCGCGGGCTCTCTCGCGCTGCAGTGCCGTCTGGCTGTGTCCGGGCGCATAATTTGCGCCATTGGCGTCCCCTAGTGCGATATGGGTGATGGCCACCTGGGTGCCAGATCCGGATGCAGCCGTGATCTTTTGCACCCCCTTGTTGGTCAGAATGGCTGTTGGCATTAGGCTGCAAACCTCCCTTGAATGATGTGAGTTTCTTTACTGATCACCCGTGCCATCACTGCCGTGCGCAGCTGCAAGGAAACCGTTGCGACCGTCGCGGCGGGTGTTGGATCATGGACAATCTCAGACCTGCGAACCATCCGTGATGCCGTTTGCAGGGCAACATTTTGATCCACAGCGTGGGGTTCTGGCCCCGGGTCAATTACCGCATCATGCCGATACGCGGGCCGGGCTGCTGATTGCACCACACAGGTGCTGTCAAACCGTTCACCCAGCCGGAAAATCAGTTTGCGCGACACCGGTGCTACGCGCTGCACAACCGCGTTCAGCGCGTGCACCATCGCGTTGTTGATGCTGTTTTCGTTGCCAGTGTATAATGATCTACCGGCATAGGCCGTCACCCGGAAACTGCCCGCCTCCAGACCATCGCCAATGCCTACAGGTTCCCACCATTCCAGCAGATCCGTATCAACATCAAAGGCCGCTAGGGCGGTTTTGATGGCATAAGGCGTGCCCTTAAACCGGTGCACCTCGGCACTGACTGCAATGACATCTCGTTTGATGTCGTCAGGCCAAACAGGATCCCAGACATCAACCGAGTGCTCCCAGGCCAGATGGTCCAAAAGGCCAGGATCAGCCCATTGCGGATCTTTGGTGATCATCTGCACCGGCAGATCAAACAAACGCTCTTCCAGAATATCCAGCGCCTTGGCCAGATCAGTCGCCGTTGCTGGCAACAGGCTGTTGTTGCGGTCAAACATTGCGCCAGCCCCCGGTGAAGGATTGCAACGACAAGGTGATGCCCGTGCAATATGCGGCCTCAAACGGACCAATTTCCAGATCAGCGGCCGGCGCGTTCAGCTGCACATCTTCAACACCCGCAACCGACAGGGACTTGATGACAGATGACATGAACAATTTGCGGCCAATGCGGATCCGACCGTTGATAAACGCTTCAGCCGAGGCCTGCGCCGATTGCTCGATCAAAGCGGCCGCCTCTGGGCTTGTGACGTACAACACCGCATCGATCACGTAAGGAACCGGCGTGGCGCTGATGACGTCTAACCTATCCCCGACCGGGCGGCGCATATCAGCGGTGCAATGCGCCGCAACCCGGTCCAGCAAGTCCTGCGGCGCGGTGCCGTCGCCGTCGCTGCACAGGATCACCATTTTGGGTTCCGCTGGTGGTACTGGCGGGTCCAGCCCATGATTGGGCCCGTAAACTGCAACATCGACAACCCGGTCATCCGCATCCAGCGCCCAATAGACATAGGACCCTTCGGTGCCATGCGGCGACCAGGCCTCGATCACCAGCTGAATGCGGGCCCGAAACGCTGCGTCCGCCTCCAGCAGCAAATTATCCGGATCACCGTCATCGAGTATTTTCCGGGTGACACCGCGACCGGCGCCAATCTGATCCAGATCCGGGCCCGTTGCGGTGGCCAGAAATACCGATCGAATTGCGGCGTTGATCTGATTGTTCAGATACAATTCGCGCGTGGCAGCCGCCTCGTTCAGATAGCGCATCGGGCTGGCGGCGACATTGCGGGCCAGCGCCATGACCTCCAGCACTTTGGCAGGCTCAAAGACCAGCGCCAGCTGCGCTTCCAGCTCGACAAACCGCGCCTCAAGGATCGCCGTATAGTCCAGTGGCCCCACCTGGGATGGCGGCGGCAAGCTTGCCAGATCAAGGGCAGCAAAACGGCTCATGCGGCGAGGCTCCAGGTGTCAGCGCCGATCCGCTGCAGGCGGACGGCTTTGGTTTCATCAATGGCGATGGCGAGATCCCCCAGATGGGCATTGGGGCGATGGCTGCCGGTCAACTGAAGAACAACCGCCCCATCAGCCCCGGCCTGCAACTGCACCTCCGTAAGCTCAAAACGCGGTTCCCACTGCGCCAGCGCCTCGGCGACGGCCACATAAAGTTCCATCAACGAGATTTCGTTCAACGGCGCATCGATCAGCTCTGGCACCTCGGAACCAAACGCGCGCAGAAACGGGCGGGTGTTGATCCGGGTGGTCAGAATGGTTTGCATGCTCTGCACAACCG